CAAGGGTGTAAGTCAGCCTCAGTGCGATATAGCTCAGTTTTAATGATATAGACATCGCAATTAGCCACAAGCGACTCCGCCAAGATATGAGTTTTAATTCTATAATCTGGATAAGCATTTATAAACTCCTTTAATCGGTCTTGAACACTTACATAATCATCCAGGTAATTGGACATCTAACTTCTCTCTCCCTGCGAAATCATTGATCGCATCTTCTAACTGTTCTTTTAATGAATAAAATGTGCCATCTGGCCAGTTCTGTGCATCATCGGCGCAAGGCTGGCAATAGAACCTCACCTGCGCTTTTCGAAGCGGTGTCTCGCTTTGAACTTTCCAGACTGCTGGTGTTGTAGCTCTTAAATCCCAGCCATTCTTATTTTGTCCCCAGCGATATTTGCAGTAGTCGCAGTATTGATTGCTATTGTTATTGCGAGTCAGACTCAATGTCGTCCCAATCTTCTGGACTCGAAAATCGTAATCGACCCAAGATAGCGGCATATCCAATGAGATCGAGATACGAATCTTCGCGCTCTGGACTTTCCACCATTCTTGAGAGTTTGGTCGCGATAGCAATAATTGCCAAGTCAGATGGGTCTCTGAGCTGAATACCGAGTGCTTTACTGATTTTGAAAATGCGTAGTAAATTGTGCCTCGGGTCGCCATACTCGATGCCCCTGTCGAATAGTGTGTCTCCAGCACTTTCAAGCCATTCATTTAATGATTTCTGTGTATCGGACACTTGCTCTCCCTCTCTTATATCCTTCATTAAAGGCTTTAGCTTTGGCTGAACTCCAAAGAGCCCATAAGTAAAGGCCGAAGAATGGAACGCCGATGGTAATTGCAAAGACTTGAGTATCAGATAAATTAGGAAACATCTGCACTCACCCCATATTTATCAAGCCAATATGCAGAGATTTCAGCCTTTGATAAACGACCTCTGAGCTGCTTCTTACCCATCCGCTCTTTAGCAAATCGTCTTATTATTGATCCCTTAACCCAATTTGTCTCATCAGTCCAAGCACCTGCTTGAGAATCAAATCGAATTAGAGCTACTTTATTTATCATTTTGCTCCCGTTCTGTAATCCCTAAATGGATTTACGGGCTAAATGTATTTGCTTAAATCTATTTAGACAAGCAAGAGCTCGGAGTGTCGGATATCTAAGAAGCCAGCCAGTCTTTCGTTAGTAGCTTTGTTGGCGAAGTCGGTCGTTATAGGAAGGCGCTTTAGAGCCCACTCAGGCTCGCTTACAGCCCCTAAGTCCCACTGATAGACCCCTCTAGGTGTCGAATTGATATAGAGGGTCTTAGCGCCCGTTCTAGCCCTTATATCGGCCAGATAGTCCCACTTCTTCTTTTCTATCATCAAAGTATCGTAATGAGTCCTGCGACACTTAAGCTCTAAGAACGCGTTATGGGTTACGCCATCTGCTCGGTCGGTCGCTGATAAGGGCGTCAAGTCTGGATAAAGCGACTTGAGAGCCTCGAATAACTCAACCTCTCGAAAGTAGATTAGTTATCTTCCTCGCCATCTTCCCAATCAATTTTCTTTATTGGGTCATCGGCAGGCACTATCCAATCGGGATAAGAGCTACGATCCATAGCAAAAGCAAGTGAAGTGCCTTCATCCATACCAGCTCTGCGACAGGCTTTATAAACTTCATTGGCAGCAATAGCCCAGAAATCAAGTTTTGTTAAAGGCGTTTCTTTAGTAGTCCTTCGTCTCTTAGGACGCTTGACTGGCTTCTTACTTACGCGCTTTCGCGTTGCCATTTCTGACCCCTCTCGCTAGGGCCAATTCTAGCTGAGACTCCATTTTATCAAGGCGCGACACTATTGGAATATTCTCCAATTTAATTATGTAGCGAAGGCCAGCAATCAGTAAAGCAATTGATCCTAGAACTGATGCAACTAGGGTTGCTAGTTCAGCTGCAACCATTATCGGACTTTGCCATAACGCTCGTAGTTAGGGTTTAGCCAGTTAATTATGCTAGGCAAGACTGACACTAGAGCGGCATTTGCAATCGCATTGAGGTCGAATCCCACCGCTAGGTAAGTCGCTAGTGCTGTCGCTAGGAATGTCTTTGCCCAGCTTTCGGCCATCTTTTTTAGGTCGCTCATTCGTCTCTCCTTCTAGGTCAAAATAACTGCTGTCTTTGTCTCCCAAAGTTGTAAAGCTAATATGGAAATGCGAACGATGCGGATTAGCGCCTGAGTATTTACGCCGCTTCCAGCCCAGTATTGGGCTCATAATCTTGCCATCGTAGATAATATATTTGATGCGCTTATCGCCTCTCTTGGCGCACTTACGAATTTTCTCAACCAACGCATAAGCTTCTTCTTTATGCGCTGCTAGGTCAGAATCAATATCTATAGCTCTAACGATTCCATTTGCTGGTATATGGTCAGAATTGCCTTTAGCAATGTGCCGAGCATCAGCAATCCAGCCATCAGACTTCCTATCGCGATCAGGATAATCATCATCGATTTGCTCCCGTAACTGGACGCCAGCTGCACATAGTCTATTCATTATCTTTTGAAATTGTGCTAAAGCCCAAGGGCTTTTAGGTCGGCCTCATCTATTCCAAGTGCCTCTAACTTAGCAAGAGCTACGGATCGTTTGGCTTGGGCTTCTGCCTCGGCTTCCGCCTTAGCTGCTGCCTCTGCCTCAAAGGCTTCGCGCTGTGCTATCTCTTGCGCTGTTTCATCGCGCTCAGTAATTGTTTCCTCGCCTGTTTGGACATTGAATTCTTTTTCTATTATTTTCATTTAATTACGCTCCATATACATAAACTGTGCCAGCATCCCAGTCACCAGAACTGGAAACTAAACTAACACTAGAAATTGCCGATGTGCCTTTATAAAAACCTTGAATATTATAGGCAATATTACTAACGGCCGAACTTACCGAACTTCCGGCACCATTTGCTCTTATAATTTTATAACTTGTCGATTTTGCATTTTGAATATAAACAGCACCATTCATTACTGCAGCAACATTAGCAGACATTCTAGCTATTGCAAACTGATTTGTGTCTATAGCGCTAGTACCTCCAATAATACCGGGATCATACGCTGCTGACATATTTATAGCATTTCCAGCGTAAGTATAATTATTACCACTATCGGCATTTAATCTTAATTGTGCTATTGAGGTAACACTTGCGGATGATGCACCAGTAAAAATAACTAAAATTTGATCTACATTTAATCCGCTAATTGTAATCGTTGCTGCGCCAGTTAAAGCTGTGCCACCTGCGTTTATCAATGTCCAAGTTTGACTAGGAGTAGCAGGTGAAGCCCATTCAGGAGCTGTTGCCCCAGAATTTACTGTCAGAACTTGGCCAGCTGTACCAATAGCTAGAGCAGTATTTACATTGCTGGTCGCTGATCTATAAGCAAGTGCGCCAGTTGTTGTTTGTGGGTTTAGGTTCTTTGTCGTTGTATCTACTGAACTGCCCAAAGTGCGAATTGCGGCTGCGCCATCCTTAACGAGATCTGTATCGTCAGGAGTGTCCCAACCGTAGTTTGTAGTCGTTGCCATTTATTCTCCTTAGGCCACTATTGTAGCGTTGAGCCAGTCCAAAGTCGGGCTTATTGTATTCCAAGTCTCAGTCGCTGGGACTGAATTCCATCTAAACGCTTGAAGGCTGAAAGCCAAAGGTGAGACATTCATAGTTAAATCAAGGCGGTTTAGGCTGGCTGTCCAAGTCCAACCTTCTACGAAACCTTGAAATTCTCCATTTACCATATTTGCTGGCAGGTTGATTAAGTTGATTGGCATACCCATAAATACCTCAAGCAAGGCATCTCGGTCAGTATTATCAATCTCTGGGCTGCCTACTGGAAAGGTTATCTGTCTTAGGGCAAATTGTGGATAAGCCCTAATCGCGAGATAAAACTCTGCTTGATCCTCAGCATCATTCTGATTGCGAAGAGTGGTGTCTATTGTGCTGGCTAATTGACCATACAGGCTGATTGAAGCTGCATCCTCATCGGTTACGCTTTGATTGCCAGATGAGCCATAAGCAATAGTTATCGCGTTTCGGACATCGCCAGCTCGCTTGACTATAGAAAGCGCTGGGCCGATGGCTTGATTGCCATCTAAATCAACATAGCCATTAGTTGCCAGATATTGGCTTCTATGAGTCGAGTCAGCATAACCAATTCGGCCCTGAGAATCCTCATAAAGATAACCAAGGCCGCTAGTAGCGAAGCGAGAAGCTAAGTTATAAACTGTGTCATTGAGATTGCTTTGAGAATGAAGCTCATAATCTCCGGGAATATCTATCTCACCTAGTCCGCTATTTTCAGCATCCTGCCATTGCACTAATGGGTCATATCCTGCCCAAGTCTCGGCAGCTGGCACTTCATTCCATTGGTCAAATAATACTGTGCTAAGCAATTCTTCAATGCGGTCGCCATCAAATTGATGGGCAAAGTTGCCAACATAAACCGCCCTAGCAAGTCTAGCTAGAGCTCCTACTGCTGTTATCTCAATTCTTTGGCTAGTTGCTGTTGATCCTGAAGTTTGTACTGTAATGCCTAAGTCAGTAATAAAGCCGCCAAATAGATTGACATAAGTGCCAGTTGAATCTTGGACTTCTATTGTAACTGCATCGTTAATCTCAAAGGGAACTGATGCCCCATTAGTCTCAATTAAGGTTAGGCTGCAATAGCCAGCCAGCGGCTGTTGATAAATATCATCGCGGCCAGAGGTAATAGTAAGTCCGCTAAGTGTGGCGTTAGTGACTGTAGAGCCATTGACTTTAACTCGATAGACTGGATTCCAAACGGTCATAAGATTAGTTGATCACCGCCGCCGCCAAGTCTGCGGCTGCTGTTATTTAGAGCAAGTTGAATTGCTCGGCTAAATCCTTCTTCATCAATTACTGATGGAGCATTGACATTAATAACGACATTGCCGCCCTCGTCTCCGCGTCTAGCAGCTGCAACATCAAAGTTAGACGGAATGGCATTGCCAGTTGCCCTTAATCCAGATTGGAAAGTAGGCAATGTGCCTGTCACAACTGGGACAGTTATCCCTGCAACAGTTGCTACGCCACCACCACTGCCACTGCCGCCACCACCACCACCAATAACAGGCGTCCCAGCGGTAAAGCCTGATGGAAGGCTAGATGATGAGACTGTGTTGCTTCCAGTGGCCGCGGCTGCATTTGCTTGATTATCAAATAACTTGGTAGCAGCAATAATTGCGCCAACTACAGCTGCACCGGTTGCTAGACCAGCCAACGGATTTAGAGCAAATCTTGAAGCAATGGCAGCAGCCACCGCGCTATTTCGCAAAGCAGTATAAGCGCCAATTAGTAAGTTGATAAGCACAATAGTTGCCTGAACTCCAGCTGCTATTTTGGATGCTACAAAAACTGTTGCTAAAACCCCTCCAACGACCATTAGTTCATCTTTAAGATCAATAACTGTGTTTATAAATCCTTTAACTTTTTTACCCCACTCTATAGCGGTTTTCTGGCTATCAGTTAAAGCTTCATCTAGGCTATCTTGACCAGTCAAGCCAGATATAAATGCCTCTAGGGCTGGAATAAAGTTGTCTAATATCCAAGC